CATTCGAGAGTCTGACGTACAGAAGATGTCTGCTGTTCAGTATGAAAAGAACCAAGAAGCAATTATGGAAGCTATCCGTTCAGGAAAGTTTGTATATGATCTTTCTGGATCTGCTCGTTAAAACAGTTGACATTAAAAGTAAACCGTATATAACTATATCAAAATATGTGGCCACAATAGTCTACCCACTATTTAGTGTAGTTATATACACATTAGCAACTACAATTTTATCCGTAAGACTTACCTAAAGCGAATAGCCCGTTGATAATGCATTAGGCCAAATGTATTTGACACGCACCTATTTTAATTAGCCTCTAAAGGAAGTTGTAAGTTAGCATCTGATTGCTGTCGAAAGGAGAATTACAATGGCATTCGCAGCAGCAGCAGGACATGGAAATCTACCAAACGGTAACTTTAGTCCTGTTATTTATTCCAAACAGGTGCAGCTTGCGTTCCGTAAGTCAGCTGTTTGTCAGGAGATTACAAACTCCGATTACTTTGGCGAGATCGCCAACATGGGTGATACTGTACGCATCATCAAAGAGCCTGAAATTTCGGTTAAGGCTTATTCTCGTGGCACAGTTATTACTCCACAAGACCTTGACGACGAAGACTTCAGCCTTACAGTTGATAAGGCTAATTACTTCGCATTTAAGGTTGACGACATTGAAGAAGCTCATTCTCATGTCAACTTCCAGTCACTAGCTTCTGATCGCGCGGCTTTCCGTCTCGCTGACCAGTATGACCAAGATGTTCTTGGTTATCTTTGTGGCTACAAGCAGTCTGCTATTCACGGCATTGCTGATACTGTTAACACTACTGTTAATGGTACTAAAGCCGTTGCAACTGCTGGTTCTGACGAACTACTTTCCAGCATGAAACTTGAAGCTGACGACTTTGGCGGTTCCGCCGGTAGTGCAATCGGCATCAAGCCACGCGCAGGAAACGACAGTGCCACTGTAGGTTCAGGCAACGCATATGCTATGCAAGTTATTACTCGTATGGCTCGTAAGCTTGACCAACAGAATGTTGACTCTAATGGTCGTTGGATTGTTATTGATCCAGTTGTGAAAGAAATCCTTCAGGACGAAGATTCACGTCTGTTCAATAGCGACTTCGGCGGTTCTGGTCTTCAGAATGGTCTGGTTCTTAATAACCTTCTCGGCTTTAAAGTGTTTGTTTCTAACAACTTGCCATCAATCGGCACGGGTTCTTCCACAACTGGTGGTACCAATGCTTCTAACTATGGCATCATTGTTGCAGGCCACTCTTCAGCCGTAGCTACCGCAGAGCAAATCAACAAGACAGAGACCTATCGTGATCCTGATAGCTTTGCCGACGTTGTTCGTGGTATGCATCTCTATGGCCGCAAGATCCTTCGTCCAGAAGCTCTTGTAAACGCCAAAATTTGTTTAGTATAAGGGAGCAGAATAATGGCATTAGGTGATAACACTCTCGCTGCTGCTCGTGGTGTCGCTAATCGCGGCCGCAAGCCTTATATGGTTCAAACAACTTTGAACTTTGCAACGGCTCTTTCGGATAAAGGTTCTGCTCTTGCTGCTGCTGACGTAATTCCCGTCATAGCAGTACCAGCAGGTACTTGCATTCTGAATGTAGGCGCACAGGTTGTTACGGCAACTGACGCAACTGCAACGACTGTTGATATTGGTACTGGCGTAGACGCAGACGTATTTGTAGACGGCTTTAACGCAAAGTCTGCTGCTGATACGTATGCACAAAACGCTGCTGCCTTCCAACCAGTAATGGCTGTCGCTGACGATAACATTGACGTGACTGTTGCTACTCTTACGGGTACGCTTGCCGCTGGTAAGCTTCGCGTATGGGCAATTCTCATGGATGTTACCGACATCGGTGAAATGGCTGGTGACGAAGTAGACCGCGACACACTCGCGTAAGCTTTTGAGTTAGGAGGCTGGGCTTAATGCTCAGTCTCCGCTCTTAATTTAATAAGGTAGAGAATATGGCAATTACTACAGCAATGTGTAACAGCTTTAAGCGAGAGCTACTTGGCGGTACGCACGATCTTGATACGGATGTTCTAAACATAGCTTTAATTAAGG